TAAAAGTATAATTACTTTCCATTGTTTTTCAATCTTTTGTTAAACTCCTCCGCCTCACGTGCCTTCTGGTCAAGCTCCGTCAGTGCACGCCAGCAGTCAATGTTGTAAATCTCCTTCTCCTTAGTAACATCCCCGTCCGTAAGAGCTCGAATCTGCGTATTCATCGCCTTGAGAACATCAAAATCGGCGGTTTCATCGGCAGGAAGCTTCTTGAAGAAATTGGGAAATTCACGTGAAAAGACACTCTTCACATGGGCATACCAAAGATAAGTGCCGAGAGTTTCGGCAGCAGAAAGCTTCAGATAACTGCGCTTGCGCCCCCTTTTATCGCTGTAAAGCACTCCGGCAAGTTTACGGATCATCAGCTCGTCATGACTTACGTTGTATGCGTGGAAATATTTTTCAGCATTAAGATAGTCAAGGAAACGCACACCGTGCAGCAATACATCCACAGCATGAAACCTCCCTATCCTGTCAAGTCTGACATCCATATTCTCATACGAGTCAATATAGTCCAGCTGTTCCAGCAGTCCCTGTATCTGCCAAGTCTGTATACTGAAAAAACGTTTTCTCTTCCACCATGCCGGACGAAAATAGCAGATCCATCCGTACCTGTCCTTACTCACCACATTGATTCCGGAGAAACGTATCAGCATATACGTTTTTACGACAACTGCATTTTCGAAAGTTGTGAGCAGACAGAGCACATAGTGTAGCTGCTCTTGAGAAAGCTCCGCCCACGACTTAGGAGCCGTGAGCGACACCGAACCGTCAGCATCCGAAAACGAAGGCCGTTGAGTCCTTAGAGTTTTGAAAAGTTTCATGATGATTACGTTTATAGGCGTTACTGTTAAAATAAGACTTGAACACTTCCGGGTCGGACTCCACGCAGCGCATCAAACGGCGGAACACCGGCTGTCTGGCAGCATCCTGTCCCTTACGGCTCCACATATCGGTAAAATCACGTATCAGAGCAATAAGTTGACAAGAAGCCAGACTTTTCCAATCCTCGTTTTGTCTATATAAGCAAAGCAGTTCGTCCATCAGTTCATCAGAGATACGTGTGCGCAGAAATTCGTCGGCATCCACTATTGCCGGCTGCATATTCTGCCAGTCCAGATATGTTACTGCAGTCGATTTAGCATAGGCAAAGAACGAATAAGCCGAAAACAGATGCCGTATATAATTCTGTGCCTGTCCTGACTTACCCCAAGCCTCAGAGCGTAACGAGTCTACCATCATTGCCAGAGCATAACACTGAGCCGTGCGCAACTGTCCCTCAAGAGCGTCCACACGCTGTTTAGAAGCCGGACTCACCATATCGTTGCTCACGATACCGAACCCGGTAGGAGTGAGCACGAGGTCGAGCTGACGGAACACGGCAAGGAAAGCCGACACACACACAAGTCTTTTGTATAGTGTCAGCAGCACCCCGTCTTCCGCCTCCATAACCATATTCTTGCCCTCTTCGCCCAGTAGAGCCATATCAAAAAACTGCACCTGCAGCTGGCACTCAGGAGCCACGGCGTCGAAGACTTCATCATGTGCGCTTGTTCCTACAGGTAGCGCGCGTTCAAAATCATCCTTACTTATTGTTATTGTCATCGTCATTGTTGTCATTATTAGGTGAGTTACTGTTTCCCGAAACCTTCTTTGCGTCCTTGTTTTCGTCAAGCGTAGTGAGCATTATCATCGGAACGTCCACTGTTGCCTTGTCTTCCCAGTGGTTGAAGTGAAGAATCACATGGTAAGGCTTAGTCATCACATCATGGAACGGTTTTTCGAGAGACTGCTTTAGTGTGAACAGTTCGCGTTTGTCAGAGCCGGAGTTGTTCATCTGACTCTTGCCCGGTGTTGCCCCCACAAGATTAGGATGAATACCGAAGGCAAAACAAAGAGCGTTGGCAGCCTCCGACATGTCGTCGCTCCAATTTCCGCCCTCTTTCTTCGAAGCATCGTTAAGCGGTGTAATGCGCACCATTCGGTTCTCTTTTCCGTTAGGATCCACATAATATCCGCTGATGATAGCCTTGCCAGCATTCTCCACACCCGTTACGAAATCGATGATATTCTCCTTCTCCCTTAGCTTTCGTGCCACCCTCGCGTCCTCGTCCTGGATATTCTCGCTGTCGCAGACAGTATCCCAGTAGTCATTGTGTACCTCAATCTGCACACGCGGAGCCGATGTGTTTTTTATCATATAGCGCTTGCCAATACCTATCAACCGGTAAATGTCGAGCCATGCATCACGGAAAATACTGCTATAGTATGGGGTAGGATAATACTGGCATCCCGGTGTCGGTATGCGCGAAAGAATGGCAAACTTCCTTGTCCTTGCAGGAGTGCGCACCTTTCCGGTCTGCGGATCACGCGCCAGCCCCATGCGCACCTCAAGGTCGCCAAGCGGATCCCAATAGTCGAGAAGGTCAATTACCTCGATGTTGTTCTCGTCCATGGAACCGAAACGCCAGTCGCCGTAGAACACGTGCTCAATCTTACCAGATTTTGTAGACGGCGCGTATTCCAAACGGCAATTGACTACATCTTTGTTTCTTACCTGTACAATCTTATTACCTTCCCTGTTCAATATTATTACCGTTACACTCCAAAAAGAAAACTTAATGTCTGTTGCCTGCTCCATGAAAACTTCATGCAGAGAGTTTCTCAGGCAGAAATCAAGAATTTCCTTGTCGTCCACATCTTTCTTTGTTGCGCGGTCAACAAAGCGTACGCCCTGTCCATAGCATGAAATTATGTTGAACGACTGACACTGAGCCGTTATCATATTAGACAACAGCTGTTCTTTAACCTTGTATGGCAGTTGGTCATCAACTCCCCACGGCACGTATTTATATTCCCTGCCGTTCACTGTGATAGGCTTTTCCTGAATATTTGCAGCAATGCCTCCATCGTCAAACACAGTGGAAGAGTCGCCGCCGTATTCCGTGTTGATATTGTTGGCAAAACGGGATTCTGTCACGCCACACGGCACTACCCGGTAAGTAGTGCTGTCTGCCAGACGAGATTTCTCCTGAAGCCTGTATCTGTTCTTTGTCATAAGTATACGGTTAAGTTGTTAATTTCAAAAATGAATATCTGCGGAACGAGGCGCAGTTCGTTGTTGAGCGGATTTTTCAGCCTTACATATCCACCACGCCAATAATCATGATGCACGAGCCATCCTCGGTATTCCACAATGTGCCCGTCAGTCTCCCACGCCTTTACGTTCAGCGTCTGCCGTCGTTCCTCGGCAATGGCAATAAGGTGAAGCATCTCCGAAAAATGGATAACACCACACTGTTCCGTTTTGTATGGTCTGTATTTCATGCCGTTTAATTGAAAGTATGGTCAAACGTGTTGTCGAATATTCTTCCGGCACGCTGCAAGTCAACTACATTAGGGTTGCTTTGTGCGTATTCATAACTGAAGGTGAAGCGAGGCAGCGTATCGCCGTTGTTGTCATACTCCGACTTTGAGTCCGTTATTATAATCTCTTTTCCGATATTAGGATGACCGCTGTAGAAGTTTACAATCCGTACATAGTCTGAACGGAAAAGCTCATCCGCCCAGTTTGCCATTGCAAAATTCAATACTCCAGTATCCGCTTTGAATGTACGTGATTCCTTTGTTTTGTAATTTTTCTGTGTCTTCCCAAAATATGCAGATTCACGCTTGTAAGATGGAGAGACGGTATGTGTTCCTGTACAGTAAAGCAGTTCCTCTACCCCAAAGGAATTGTCGAAAATAAGAATA